CGAATTTGTGCCATTTCTATTATGATTCCTTATGCTTATGTTTCTTACACTAGCTTTTTTTATATATCTTTCAAAGCCATATTCTGTTCTATGATATATTGTAATTGGTTTTAATGGTATTTCTTTCATTACACAAACCTCACTATTTCATCTGGAAGAAATGATAAACATTCTTTTTTCTTTTTTGAAAATTCCGAATTATTCATAGATTTAAATGATTTGCTTACTCCATCAATTGAAATTGAAGAAATATCTTTATCTGATTTTTCTCTTTTAATTATCAAGTCAACTAAAGCACAGATAGTATCTTTAATTTTTATCTGTGCTTTTGGTGTTGCTTGATTATAATAGTTTTCTAACTCACAATTGATATTATTTTCTACAATATTAGTTGCCATTTTTATATTTCTTTCAAAAGATTCTGTAGTATTAACTCCCTTAAATTCATTTTTATAATAGTTGAAATCTGCAAAATTCATATAATTACTCCTTTAAATTAAGAAAAATCTACTAATAAATCATCATTTAAATCTTTTATTCCATAGATCATGTCTAAAGAAATTACATCTGTTTTTTTCTTTTGGTCATAACCAATAACAACTCTTATTGCTAAGCCATTTTTACTTGTTGCTATAGCAGCATTTGCAGCTCCAGCTGGTAATTCAAGTGGTCTACTTACTAGTGCAAGACCATTTCTATGAAATCCTAAAGAATGTTCTTTAGTTATTGGTGTAGCTTGCACTGCAGTTTCAATAGTATTAACTACTTTTTCGGTAACTTTTATAGTTGCTGTGCCATTTGAAGCTGTTGTATCTTCAGCTACTGTATATCTTTCTCCAGCGACTATAATTTCATCTCCTTCAACAAATTTAGCAGTTGCTGGAGTTACATTTGTTGCAGAAAATTGTTTTTCTCCTTTTGTTCCAGTTACTTTTAATGAAGTTGCTGTTCCTGCTGTTTCTGCAGCACTTGCTGGAACGTTTTGACTCATATAGGTATTCATTGTATAAGCTTTACCAATTGTTGCGTTTCTTAAAGTTTCGCTTGAATCACTTGCAGAAACATCTGTAAATTCTGCTAAAGTATTATATTTGTATGTTGCATCTACTCCTAATACCAAATTTCTTAAATTATCTCTTGGAGCTTTCTTTTTATCTAATGCTTTTCCTACATTAGCTAGATCTTTTATTGATGGTGTGTTGGACATTGTAACCTTGTTACTTGCTTTTTCTATACCTACTGCAAGTAAATCCCCATCAACTTTTTCGCTTATTGCAATCATTGCTGGAGCTATAACTTGTTCTGATAAATCTTTAATATCTAATGTCATTTCTTTTGATGAAATAGGCACTGTGATATCTACATATCTATCCATTGACACAGGTACATTTCCTTCTGACAATGCTTGATCTTCTGTTTCGCCTAAGAAATTTTTGGCAACGAATTTTGCTGGTTTTTTAATTGAAATAGTATCACCAACTTTTACAAATTCTTTTGAATAATCTCTATGAACTAAATTAGCCATGATTAGATTACTTTCTAATTGCATTAATGCTTCATTTGCAATTATTTGTGGTGTTAAAATATTATTTTCCATTTTGATTCTCTCCTTTATTTATCTTTACTTCTATATTCTTTGTACTCTTCATAACTCATTTTAGATAAGTCTGGAACTGAAGTTGATTTATGTTCTCCTCCTAAATCAACTGTGCTAACTTCTTTTGAATTATCAATATATGAGTTTAAATATTTTGGATTTTCTTTTAAGTAACTTTCTAAGTTTTCCTCAAAATCTCCATCCATTTTTAAAACTTTAAATAAAACGTAATCAACATCATCTGCTTTTACGCCTTTCTTTAAGACAAGATTTTCTTGTTTAACTGAGTTTAAAGATTTTATTTGATTTTCAAGTTCAATTTTTTTCTCTTCTTCAGTTTTGTTATTTTCTTGCCATTTTTTAAAAGCTTCCATTTCTTCTTTCTTTGGAAGTTTACTTGCTATAATTTTATCTACAGCATTTTGGTATTCTTCTTCAGTATTAAATACTTTGTAAGCTTTTCCCTCAGTTTTGTTTGCAGTCTGAGTATCTACATTCCCTGTTCCTTCAGCAGTTTGTGTGCTTTCTTCAGTTTCTTTTTTGTTTTCTTCCATAAAAACCTCCCATTTTTAAGTCTGTCGACTATTCCCGTAGTTATCTGATTATCCCCAGATTACGTTTTGAGGAATAAAAAAAGAAGCAATTAAATTTTGCTTCTTTGATTAACTATATACTTTTAATCTATTGATATCTTTCACTATTCCAGTTTGTTTACAAAGGTTATTTAACCCCTTATTATAACTATTTAATCTCATCCTACTAGAAGATGCATCTTGCCCTGTATCTTCTAATATTTTAGTTTCTTTTTTTAACTTTCTAATAGAACTTTCATATTTTCTCGCTATTTGTGACGCTTCATATGTTGAAATTTCTTTTCCTTTGTATGTTACTTTTTCATTTTTTAATATATCTAGTTCTTTTTTAGTGTATAACGGCTCATGAATAGCAAGTATTACTCCGTGAATTGATGCTTTATGTCTACAATTATATTCTTCCCACAAATCTTTTACATCTCCCCAGAAGCCCACGCCGTATTTTACAGCATCTGCTTTAGTTTTAGCATACACTTTGCCTTGAGCCTCTGCGTGTGTTGGTCTTGCTGCAGAATGTGCTGGTACTTCATATCCGTCACATCCTAATTGCTCTTCAATATCCTCATTTAAATGGAAGGATGTGTCTCTTATTCCATATAAAACATTTCTTCTAACTGCTGTTTCAATTTGTACATTTCTCCCAGCTTTATCTTTTAGAGTTATTCCATTTCTTGCAACTTCTTTACAAGCATTTGCTATTGCAGTATTGTAATTAAAAGCACCAGATAATACTTGCATATATGCTTTATCTACAGCCCTTACATATACCTTTTTGCTTTGAAAAGCTATAGTTTTTGTAAAGTTCTTCAATGTTTTATTAGTTTGCTTATATCCTACTTTTAAGATTTCTTTTTGACTAGGAGATAATTTCACAGCTATATCTCTATATGCAAATAAATCTTCATAGTCTTTAAGATTTTCTGTTGCTAATTCATCAAATAAAACCTTTAATTCTTTTCTGGATAACTCATTTATCCTTTTTGTTTTTTTTAAAGTCTCTAAAAAGATTTCTGAGCCATTAACGTCAATTAAAGCTCTTAACTCATCTCGAGTAGTATTTGTTATTTCTTCTACTTGTGAAATTCTATCAATAATATCTTCCGTAATCTCTACGTTTAGTTGTGTATATAATTGAACTATTTTGTTATAATCAGATTTTTCTAAAAAATCAATTGTAGCCATTCGTTATTCCTCTTTTTTTGGAGTTATATCATCATCATTATCTACATCTATATCGTACTCATCTTCATCTGCTATTCTTTTTAATTCTTCGTCTGCTTCTTTTTCACTATAATATTTATATTCCATTAAGTATTTCTTCTTAGACATCAAGCCTAATGAAACTTCATTTTGTGCCTTTTGTTGCTTAGATTCATCATCTTCTAAGAAGCCATCAACATCACTTACTTCAATGTTAGGAATTCCTTTAATTTGAGTATTGCCTAAAATTTTTTCAGCTAAGAAAAAACTATTACAAATAGAAACAAGATATTCATTAACTTCTTTTCTTACTTTTCTGCAATTATTAACTAAATCCTTATTAGATAGTATTGCTTCAGTAGCAGTATTAACTGTTCCATTTTCAAAAGAATAGTAGTGTGTACCAAAGCCAATTTTAAAAGAAAAACAGTCTAAGCCAAATTGAACACCTTCTTTATTATCGCCTACTCTTAAGTCTGGATTGTATTCGTGAACAAAAGGTTTTCCGTCTGAAGCACTAGTAATGTCATTATCCCCAACTATCATAAACTGTTGTTTCTGTATGTCTGTTGGATAAATTGTCTTTTGCCTAATATTGATATTTCCTTTTTCGTCGGTATATTCTTCATTTATTGTTCTTACCAGCTTTTTATCATAAATGATTAATTTACCACCTAACTTGAAGTCCATTCCAAAGTTATTATAAGCTAAGTCTATTACCATCAATTGATCTATTGCATTGGAGTATAAAGCCATTCCTAAGCCATTATTATTCTCAATGCTATTTTTTTTAGGTAACTTTAAAATGCTAAATAATGGAATATCCGAAAGAGTATTATATGTTTCTAAAACTCCTGCTTTTTTAATCATTTCTCCAGTATCATCTCTTATATAGACATTAGTAACCTGATACCCTTTTTCTTGCAGTTCGTGAAGCTCTATATACCAAACTTTTACTATTTTATTATCAATTTTTTGCTTTTCTTCAGATATGAAAGCACAATTGATTATTTCGCCATCTTCCACAGTTAAAGGAATAATTTGACTCGCGTCTAAATTCAAAGTTGCTATTTTTGTTTTATCATTTTTTTTAAGTCTAAAAATTCCTTTTTCTTTGATTACAGTAGCATTTTTTATTCTAGTAACAGAAGCTGCCGTACCAGAATATGCCATCATTTCTATATCTTCAGGAAGTTTTTTTAATACTTTTGCTTTCTTTAAATTTTGTTGTAAAATATTATCATTAGCAGAAGCTTTTAAAATGAAGTTCTCACTAGTAATGATACTTGCTAAATCTTCACATCCTTTTTGTGCCATATCCAGCGAATACATATGGTAATCTCTATTATCTATTGTCTTCAGATTCAACCATTCGGCTTGTCCTTTCCATATGTTTTTCCATTTAGAAATATGGTTATAGTAAGTTTGACTTATATTTGTATAGCCTCTTTTGATTAAAAATTCAAATATTTTTTCCATTTTTATCTCCCTATCATGAATGAAATTTTGTCATACCACTTTTCAATTGAATACCAGAAGCTATCTAGGCTATCTATGTCACTCGTTTTCCCGTCGTCTATCCATCTATCTTCTTTTGATTTGTCATCAAATAGTGCGGTCTGTAAAGCGATTATCAATTCTTTACACTGATTTTTTATGAATTTTAATTTAACGAGATTTAACAATCTACTAATCAATTGAATTCTGTTTTTTATTTCGATTTTTATACTATTTTTTATTGGAATATAAATTTTATTTTTTTGTAGTTCACTTCTTAATGAATTTATTAATACTTGTTCAGCAGAATCACAAAAAATAACAGATACACTACCATATTGGTCCTGTATCTGTATAATAAAGTTAATTATCCATCTGAATAGTTGTATAGTGTCTGTACCTTTTGCTTTTAATCTTTCACTTCTCAATACTTCTATATTTTTATAATCCAAAGATATTTTAGTAGCTGTAATTGAATGAGCTGAGCCATTACCACCCCAGTCAATTCCAATAGATATAAATGAATTGTTTTGTATCTCATCTGTTTCAAAAACACTTGAATTATTAGCAATTTTTAAGAATATTAAGCCTTCGGCATTGCACCATTGTCCTAAGATTAATCTATTAAAAAAAACTGTTCCTTCATATTCCTTACATAGATTTTCAATGAATTCTTTACTTAAAAACGGATTATCGTATATTGTATAATATTGTACATATATATCTAAATTTTTTTCTACTATTTTGTCTAATATTTCAACTTTAAACCAGTGATTTTGATTTTCTGGATTCAGAGCCCCATCCATTTTTGAGTATGGTTTATCAAGTGAAGCCAATATCATATAAAAGACTTCTCTTTCCCATTTTGCTATTTCATCTCCGTAAGCATATTTTATGGATGATCCTTGTATTTTAGCTACTTGACTCTTCTTTTCACATCCTAAACAATAAACTTCTTCTCCAAATAAGATAGCGATATTATTCGAATTAATAGTTGATACATTATTTACACCATAGATTTCTCTTAGCGGCTGCAACACGTTTCTTTCAATAGTGCCTTTAGAAACTCCAAAAATGCAATTTAAACCATCTTTTCCTTTTACTGCTAATAATCTTTCTGGAATCGTAAATAAACAATCTATATATGATTTTCCACAACGTCTAGCACCTATTTTAAAATTAAGTCTGTGAGTGCTATTTCTTATCCACTCTTTCTGCTTTTCAGATAGAATCATTTTCTGCCTCTTCTTTTAGCTTGCTAAGTAATAGTTCTACTTTAGACGTATCATGTTCCATAATTTGTTTATCTCGCCACTTATTAGGTCTTCTATTCTTTAGCCAAAATATCTGTGCAGTAGTATCTGGTACAACTTCTTTTCTTACTCGTTTTGTTACTACTTCTTCATACTTTTCTTTACTGTTGTTCCACACTTTTTCTATTGTTTTTTCTTCATAGCTATAGCCTAAAGCCCTTTTCAGTAACGCATTTTCCACTTCATAATCTATAATTTCTTTTCCTTTTTTTAAGGCTGCCGAAAGTGCCGAATATTTTTTTTTATATTCTCTAAAAGTTGAATATGCTATACCTAAATTTTTGGCTATTTGTTCTTCAGTTAATCCATCTCTAGCCCAGCATTCTATCAATTCTATTTTTTCATTAACACTATCCCATTTAGACTTTGCCATCCTCCTCACCCGCTAACTGTTTTTATATTTTTTATAATTGACACATTTATTGTTTTCGATAACTAATCTACATTTTTTAAGATTTTTCCTTTTACTAC